CCCACTGCACCAGGTGCGCCAGGTTCCCCCCTGTCCCCCTTCGGTCCGGGGACTGCTGCCCGGGTTGCTGCCTCTTCTGCCTTCGTTTTTGCTGCCTGCACTTCTGCCATTACCGCTTTCACAGCCTTTGGGGTTGCCGCTTTTGTTTCATCATCGCTGTTGGTATCGCTGCTCAGCTGTACAACACCTTTCTGTAATGTGCTGGCATCCGGAACACTGGCGACACTGCCTGCGGGACCCGCAGGACCTGCAGGGCCGGTTTCTCCCCGAGGGCCTGCGGGACCTGCCGGACCTGTTGCGCCGGGTTCACCTTTATCCCCTTTCGGGCCGGTTTGCCCTGCCGGACCCTGTGGTCCGGGTGGTCCGGCCTCTCCACGTGGGCCGGTGTCACCTTTCGGCCCCGGCGGTCCGCCCGGGTCACCTTTATCGCCCTTCGGTCCCTGTGGACCTGTTTCTCCCCGTTCTCCCTTTGGCCCCGGCTCACCTTTTGGTCCGACCGCCCCCGTTGCCCCGGCTGGTCCCTGTGCCCCTGTGGCACCCTGTGGACCTGTGTCCCCCTTCTCGCCCGCCGGTCCCCGGGCATTCTCTGCCCGTTTCTTCGCTTCCTCTGCACTCGCCGCCGACGCTTCAGCACGCTTCAGGATTTCCGCTGCCACCGCTTCCAGCTCTGCAAGCGCTTTCGGGTAATACTGCGCCTCATCCTGTTCCATCAGAAATTTATTCAGCGTTCCCGGCTCAGAATCCGCCTTCACCAGAATGTCACCCACATATGACGGGGCGTACCCTTCCGTGTTCAGCGTCACCCGGTACCACCCCGGCTCCACATCAAAACTGTAACTGCCGGTTTCCCCCGGCTGCCCCTGCGCCACCGTGGTGACTATCACTGTCTCTGTGGTGCGTCGCGCTTTCAGCTCTATGGTGCATCCCGGCACCGGCTTCCCGGTGCCGTCCTTCAGCACGCCCGATATTCTGACTGTCATAGATTTCTCCCATAAAAAAAGCCCGCAGCAGTGACGCCACGGGCTTCAGGACAGTGTAACTTTACGTTTCCTCAAACGCAGTTCATCACATGAGGCGGATGAACCTGCGAATTATAACAATGTTTGCAGAAGATAAATCGTCATATACTCTCAGAACCGGTATCCGGTGCCGACAATAAACGCATCCGTACGCCAGTCACCACGTCCTGAGGCTTCATAAGCCAGGTCGACCACGATATTTTCTGTCGGGTTAATCTGCACGCCTGCACTGTATGTCAGTGCGGTATGGCTGCGGCGTCCGCTGTCCGAGCGGGTCAGGTGCTCCTGCTTTTTACCCTCATCTGACGTGAGGGTCACATAATCACCGGCAAAAGACGACACCCGGGCATACGACACTCCGGCCAGCGCATAAGCGCTGAACCATTCATTCACGCGCACAGATGGCCCCGCCATCACGCTGAACCAGCGGTTACGCACAGAATCCTCATGCCAGCGGGTATCGTTGTAGTGCGTTTTTTGCTCACCTTCAGCATTGGCATAACTGAATGACGTAATCAGCCCCAGCGTGTCCGTAAATTCATAACGGTATTTCACGTTAATCCCGTTCAGATCATCACTACCGGTAGTGTTCGTCAGGGCATGAAGATACCCCGCACTCAGCGTGGCCTGCTGCTCAGACGCCCATGCAGGCGCACCGGATACGGCCAGACAGATGGCTGCGGACAAAATGGCTGCACAAACTTTACGCATAATTACCTCTCGCTTTTCTGCAATAAAAAAGGCACCATTTCTGGCGCCCGTATCTGGGTTATAAAATTCAGCTAATCGTGATGCCTGCAGTGGCTTTCTTCATCACCACAACCAGCAAATCGCTGATACTTGCTGTGGGATACCAGTTATTTACCAGCCATGCTGACACCGAAAACTCCAGTGTCATGTGACCGTGACCGGCAGGCATATCAATAACGCCACTGTAAATCAGCGTATTATCCAGCGCGGTACGGTTATAAATTTCAGCACCGTTTTTCCGCACTATCAGACGGCATGAGGAGTAAATATCAGTATGCTCTCTCTTATGCTTAGCGCCACTGAATGCCACCGCCGGAATAACAATCTGCCGGTCAAACGGCTGATCGTCATAAACCCTGACGGTAATGGTCCCTGATGGCCACCGCTCCGGTGCACGGGAGTCCCGGGGGAAAGCTTTGCCCACTGTTTTAACGAGATCGCCTTCAATCTGGTTCGCGGACAGTTTTCCCAGAACCCGACAGTTCTCGTTAATCGTGACGTTGTTGAGCGTCCCGGAATTCGCATTCACGTTACCGCTGATATCAGCATTTCTTGCGGTCAGCCTGCCCTCCGGCGTCAGGGAAAACGTCGGGGGATTGCCGGACGAGGTGATACTCACCGCAAACAGCCGCTTCAGGAACACATCGTTCATGAACAACTGATTCCCCTGCGCCACAAATAACGGCGTGGTGTTGCCGTCCTCCGGGTTAATCATCGCAATACGGTCAGCCAGCAGCAGTATGTTGCTCAGGGGCTGGCCATCAGTATCCTCAATCCCCGCTCCAATACCGGCAACATAGGGTATGCCATTTTTTGTTTTCTGTACCTTCAGCATGTAAAGTGCAGCAAGGTCATCATTTGTGTCCTTCTGCACGCGCTGTATCTGCTGTATGGTGGCGCTCTGGTCCTCCAGCGTTTTACTGACCGTCTGTGTGATTTCATTGCGGGTTTCTGTGATGGTGGTCTGCATTTCCGCCATCTCGTCCTTCAGCTGACTGTTGTCAATCTCTGCCCACAGCGCCTCTGCCAGATGCAGTTTTCCTATCTTTTCCCGGAAAAGTTCCAGATAGCCCGCAGCGTCATTGCTCGCCCGTCCACTGGCTTCCACAAAAGCAGATTTACCCACCAGGTTGACGCTGCGCACATAAAACCAGAAATCCTTTCCGGGCTTAATGTGCGGACCGGAGACACTCCACTGACTGCCGGTCCCCAGATAACGGGCAGAGGTTTCCACCTGTGCGGCGTCTGCAATTTTTGCCTCCGAAAACCAGAACTCAAACTGCACCGTCGGGTCATAAATGGTCAGTTTCGGGACTGCCGTTATCTGAAAATACCCCGGCGTCAGTTCAACACCGGCAGGCGCTGCCGGTGCGTTAATCCGGAACGTGGTGGTGGCGGGTTCGCCCTGCTGGCCATAGCTGTTAATCGCCCTGACCGTCAGGGTGTATTCCCCGAGAGGCAGGCCACTGAAACGGTGCTCCGTATCGGCAGTGATGGCAGTGGTCAGCAGGCGGCTGTTCTCACCGCTTCCACTGGTCAGGCGCAGACTGAAGCGCACGCCCTTCACCACCCGCGGCGTGTCCCATTTCGCCAGCGCCAGATACTGGCCGTCAGCCGCGCTCACCTCCACCGTGAGGTGCTGCACTGCCGGAGGAATGACGCTGTTCAGGGTGCCTGACTGCGGCTCAAAGCGGGCTCCGTTATCCACAATGGCTTCTTTTTCCGGTACGTGCTGCACCGCCGTGATGGCAAAGGTGCCGTCCGTGTTTTCCCGGATGGAGACACAGCGGAACAGGCGACGGCTCAGTGACGGCAGGGAGAGTCCCCACACCCCGTATGTCTCCACACCATCAGGCAGGGTACTGACCTGTATCCGGTCCGGCGCGGGGTGTGCGGTGATGTCCACACTCACCGGCTTACCGCTGCCGTTAATCAGGTTCACCGCCGATGTACCTGTCTCCGGCAGGGTAACCTCACGGTCCAGCGTCAGGGTGCGGGTGGCAGCATCAATGGACAGGACACGTCCGCCGGTCAGGGTCCCGGCATAGTCATTATCACAGATTTCAATAATGTCACCGGGTGTGTGCCGCAGCCCCTGAGACCCGAGTGTGAAATCAACCGTCTGCGTTTCCAGCAGTTCGGTCTTTATCACCCACAGCCCGGCACGGTGGGCCTGACCGCGGCTGGTACAGCCGAACGCGTCCATCTTCAGCAGGTTGCGTCCGTAGCGCAGTATGGCTTCCGGGTCTTCCACCAGTTCCGTGGAGGTCTGCCAGCCGTTCTGCGGGTCGGTGTAATTCACCTCCACCGCCGTGTGCCGGTCCTTCAGGGCACTGAAGCTGTAGCGGAACCCCACGCCGTTATCATCCACCACCACATCGCTGTTGGTGTACGGCCACACCACATCCGACGGGCGGTCCTGAACGAACGTCAGCGTCTGGCCGTTCCATACCGGCATACAGCGCATCGCCGAGCAGAAATCACTGAGAACGTCCCACGCCTTACGCTGTTGTGCCAGGTACGCATTAAAGGTCATCCGCGGCTCTGTGCCCCCGAAACCATCCGGGACCGTCTGGTCGCAGTACTGCCCGATGGCATACAGCGCCCACTTGTCCACATCCGCCGCCCCCAGGCGTTTTCCCATCCCGTAGCGCGGGTGAGTCAGCATGTCCCACAGACACCAGGCCGGGTTGTTGCTGTATGCCGGTTTCAGACTGCCGTCCCAGATACCGCTGTACGTGCGTTTTTCCGGGTCATAGTTTGACGGCACCTGGATGATGCGACCGCGGATATGGTAGTTCACCGTCATCTGCTGGCCGCCGAACTGCTCCGCATCCACCTGCAGCCCCACAATGGCCGTGTTCGGGTAGCACTGTTTCACATCGATGATTTCGGTGTATGACGACCAGAGCGTCTTATTCTGCAGCTGGTCCGTGGTGCTGTCCGCCGTCTCCCTGACCATCCGGATGTTAAAAGGACGGGGAGGCAGATTATCCAGAATCACCGACGCCAGGAACTGCGAGGTGGTCTTGCCGTTAATGGTGACATCCTTTTCCGTCATCCATTTACCACCACGCTCAAGCTGAATCAGCAGGCGGACAGACGTCGGGTTACGGTCACCCTTTGAGGTGGTCTCCACCAGTGACTGCACCCCGAAGGTAACCCGCAGGCGGTCAATGTTCGCGGACGTAATGGTGCGCGTCACCGGTTTTGCCTTCGTCACTTCCACGCCCAGTCCGGTTTCAGCTCCGGAGGACTCAAAGCCTTCCGGTGGTGTCTGCTCCTGCTCCCCGGCACGCCAGACCGCGGTCACACCGTGTATCACGGGATTGCCGTCCGTGTCCGTCAGTGGGGTTTTGTTCACCAGAATACTCTGCAGTCCCTTCACCGGACCTTCTATCGGTCCCTCACCAATCGCATCAATCACACTCATCATCTGCGTGGATTTGAGATTATCCTTCGCCTCACGAGGCGTGTGTGCCTTACCGCCACCTTTTCCCATACAGCCTTCCCCTGAATAAATTAACCGCCACTTGCCATTCCGTACAGAAGTCGGATATCCTTCGCCCGAAAAGCATGAAACACATTTCTGCCATGCTAAAGAGAAACCCCGGTATCAGCAGATACCGGGGTTTTCTTTCATGCCCACCGATAATCCTGTTGGTTAAAACCGGTAATGGCATAAAAATTCTGAATATCTTCACATTTTCACACACTGACTGTGGCGCTTATAATTTCTCTGCGTTAATTTTTTTGTCGTGATATAAGAATAATTCCTTACACTTAATCTTCGTAACTCTCCCGCAGTTCCTGTCCGCGATCACTGCGGGATTTTTTTATTCTTTTTACCCCTGCCGCCCGATAACCACGACCGTTCCGCCCCCGCCTTCATCACGGGTGCTGATGTCCTGGGATATACGGCGGGAGCCAACCAGCATTTCCCCGTAAGGCACCGGCATCGGGTTCCCCTGGGCAATCATGTTATCCAGCGAGGAAAAGTACGTGTTCTGTCTGCCGTTATCCGTTGCGCGGTAATCCGGTGTTTTTGCCTTCGGGGCCAGCATCTGGGCCACACCGCCCAGAATCATGCTGGCTCCAAGTGAAAACAGCATCGTGGTGGCAGAAAAACCACCGGCTGCCAGGGCTGAACCCCATAACGCCATTGATGCCCCGGCAGTGAAGAAAGAGCCCACGATGGCTGCCGCCCCCAGCACAATCTGCAGTCCACCCTTTCCGGCCCCGGCCAGTCGCGGCACAATATGGATGACCGTTCCCTCACCCAGCTGTTCGTGAAGACGGGCGTACACCGCCTCCGGTGCCGTGTCATAACCGGCAATACGTATCTGGTACCAGCCTTCGTTCATCTGACGGCGAAAGCCCGGCACCTGTAACGACAGCGCCCGGATGGCTTCCGCTGCCGTGTTCACATACAGGCTGAGGCGGCGGCCAAATCGTTGTAAATCCCCGTGAAGGCAGATGCGTGCCAGTGGCGGTGACGCCAGACAGAATGCGTTCGTCGTTGCCATTTTTCGGAATACCTCTCCCGTTTACTCAGTTGTTCAGGCAGATGGTGAAGCAGCTCACCGTTGCCGCAGTAAATGGCGGCATGGTTCGGTACCGAAGCACCAAAGCAGCACAGCAGAATATCGCCCGCCTGTGCAGAGGACAGGGGCACCCGGTAAAAGCC